TAGAAGACGCAAAGGTGGAGGTAGGAAGCGTATGGCGCACTATCGGGACCTTGTACAAAACTAGAAAGGACTAGTACGTGTGTGGTGCGATTCCACTCCAGGGACTTTAAGCAACCGAGGGGGGTATGAACTCGTGTGGTGCGAGCCCTAGGGAGGAACAGGATAACCGCCTGTGTGTAGGTTGCTATTACATATTAGATCACTTCATTGAGTGGTCTTTTTATTTTGAAAGGAGTTTTATCTATGAATGATTTTCATGAAGCGGTACTTAGCATCGAGGTAGAACCAAGTCTGGCCACTGCATATAAAAAAGCGATTGAAGATGACAACAGTAGGCATTGGATTAAAAATGAAATAAAAGATGCCGATGGAAATATTGTGATTAGCGATATCAAGCCAAGCTGGAATGGCAACCACTGTAGTGTCAGTATTGATAATAGCCTGACTATTGAAAAATATTCTGGAGCAATAATTGATAGAACAGAACGCAAAACTCACCTAACCATAGCATTGATTTCTAGGACCTTACCTAACTTAAAAGAACAGGTTGAATGGTATGAGCGGATGGGCGCAAAAGTAATCAGTACAAATTACAAAGGAGAGAATCAAAATGGCAATGATCAAAATTAGAACATCCATCACAGGAACAGAGTATTGGGATTCAGAAAAGAAAAAGACTGTTGTAGTTCCGAAAGGTCAAGAACCTAAATTTGACACAAGTGAACAGACTGATATGACTGTAGTTTCCAAGGCAATCGTTGGTGATGGTGTCTTGTTCAAGAGTGGTGAAGAAATTCATTTATCGGGAGAAGAATTAGATAGCGATGGAAACACCGCTGCTGACTTTGATGGAGAAAAAGTTACCGATGATCAGTTTGATGGAACAACAGATGAGTTGGAAGATATGACTGTAAAAGAATTGCGTGCATATGCTAAGAAACATGGTATTGATATTCCTGGTGCTATCCGTGCAAAAGGCGATATCATAAATCTTATTCGTGAAGCAGAATGAAATACTGTCAGTTTGACGGATGCACGAACAAAATAGCAAAGGGGATCTATTGTGCTGAACACAAGCGATCAAGCAAATCACGTAAGAAGAAGCAACAAGCAAAGTCTGTTTATCATCATGAGAACAAACCATTCTATCGAACGCAAGCATGGAAAGATATGCGCCAATTTATTTATGAAAGAGAAGGCGGCCACTGTCAGCGATGTGGTCAGTTCATCTTCGGCAAGAGGGCACATGTCCATCACATTGTACCCATCAAAGACAATGAACTGCTTAAGCTTGATCCAAACAATCTCATGCTTTTATGTTCAAAATGTCATCCAATTGTTGAAAATGAAACGGAAGACAAAAAAGTTTTCCCTTCGTATTTCAATTGAAGCCCCCCTATCTATTTTCAAATTTTTTTCGCGTGGGGAGATAGGGTAGCGGGGAGTCACGCGCATCGTTAGGTCAAATTTTTCAAAAAACAAAGGGGGGTGTATACAAAAATGACGACTAAAGCGCAACGTAAAGCAATTATTGATGAAAAAGTAAGTGCTGAAAAAGCTCGTATCTTAGAAATAATGAATTTGTCTGATTTGTACACCATCACTCTTGATCCATTAATCGAATCATATTTGGATATTTTTGAAATTTACCAACACAAATATCTTTTGTGGAAGGAAAAAGGCTTTCCGGAGACGCAAAAATTCACGAATAAATCAGGGGCCACTAATCAATCGAAGCATCCATTGGCGCAGCAAGTAGAAACTTGGGCAGATAAAAAAATGAAAGCTCTAGATTTGTTGGGGCTAACGAATAAGGCTAAAACTGGTAGACAAATAACTGGCGGATCGACTGCAAGAAAAGATGAAGAAATTACACGTCCAGAAGAAAAGCCAGTAGATGAACTAGCAGCGCACAGAAACAAATGGCGTAAGAAGGCAGGTACTGAAAAATGATCGAACCTGGTGTAAATTATGCCGATTTATTTGCAAAAGAAGTAAGAAAGAAACCTGGGAAATATCCTAAAACTGTTCGTTTGGCAGTGGATCGTTGGTATCGGTGGAAAAAACGTAAAGATATTTGGTTTGATGTAGATCGTGCGAATGAAATGATGGACTGGGTTGAGTCGTTTATTGTTCACACAAAAGGCGAGATGGTTGGAAAGCCATTCATTTTAGAACCTTGGGAAAAATTTATTTACTCGTGGATGTATGGATGGGTTAAAGAAAATGAAAAAGGGCAAATTGTCCGTGTTACTCGTGAAGCGTATGTCCAAATCCCTAAAAAGAACGGTAAAACATTGATCGCTGTCGGTTCATTAGGCTATGCAATGTATGGAGAAGGTGCCTTGTCAGTCGATTGTTATGCATGCGCTTCTGACTTTGCTCAAGCTCAATATGCTGCTAAACCTTTTGCGGCTACCATCTTAAACAATCCAATTCTACGTGAAGGAACAAAAATATTTAAAGGACCAAAGGGAACTGTTTCTAGTATCACTTATGATTATATTCATAAAGATATGGCTTACTCGAATAAATTTATTGTTCAAACGAAGAATATTGATAACATTGAGGGTTCAAATCCATATTTTGTGTTGAATGATGAATTGCATAAGCAAGAGAAAATGGAACAGTATGACAATTTTAAGTCTGCTCAAATATCTTTACCACAGCCATTGATGTTTAATATCTCAACTGCTGGGAAAGGTTCGTCGTCTGTTGGAATGCGTGTATATCGCGAAGCAAAAGAAGTGTTGAAACGCGATGATAATGATTCAAACTTTGTTCTAATCTATGAGCCAAATAAAAATTATGATTGGACGGATAGAAAAGTCTGGGAAATGTGCAATCCTAACTGGGGAATATCAGTCGATTTATCTGCTTTAGAATCGGCATTTAAAACAGCGCAACGGTCAGCTCATTCCAAAGCTGAATTTCTAACGAAACACTTGGATGTATTTGTGAACGGCGCGGATAATTTCTTTGAACAGGATCAAGTAGAGCCATGTTTAGTTACCACACAAGAACTTGGTGATTTAAGTGGCGAACCATGTTATATCGGTTTAGATTTATCACGTACACGAGATTTGACCTGTGTATCTTTAAACTTCCCAACATGGGATGAAGATGGTAAAGCGGTTCTTAAAGTAAAGCAACTCTATTTTATTCCGAATGAAGATTTAGAGTTTCGAGAAAAAGAAGATAATGTTCCTTACAGTGATTTGGCTGAACAAGGTTTCGTTGAATTTTGCGATGGAAAAATGATTGATCAAGATCAGATTTTGCAGTACATAGAGGACTGCATGGATTTATATGATATTCAGCAAGTAAATTATGATCCAGCAATGAGCGATAAACTTGTTGAGAAACTAGAAAACTTAGGATTGGAATGCGTTGAGGTTGACCAATATCCTAAAGTATTGAATGCACCTTTTGACGATGTCGAGCGATTGTTTTATGAGAAACGGATTCAATTTGATAATCCATTATTCCTATATTGCACTTTAAACGTTGTAGCAATTACTAACATCAATGGACAAAAAGCGCCAAGTAAACGCCAATCAAAGAAAAAGATTGATGGGTTCGTGGCGTTTTTGTGCGGTCATAAGGAAACGATGAATCAAATGACAGATATTGATTCGGATGAGTTAGATGATTATCTAAGTTCCATTTATAGATAAATAGAAAGGCGGTGAGAAAAATTGAAATTACGTGATCGGTTATCGAATGCAGTTTATTCTTTTATGGAAAAACGTGGATATATCGAGGATATTTTTGGACACTACACACGTTATGGTCAAAGATATGTGACGGATTCATCTATCATGGAATCTTCTGATGTTTATGAATTAGTTCAAGACATATCCAATCAGGTGGCATTGGCCACACCGATTGTTATTGGTCCTGATGGCAACGAAGTCAAAGATCATCACTTGCTAAAGATTTTGAAGAGTCCAAATGATTATTTGACCGGATTCGAATTTACTAAATTGGAAACAAATACTTTATTGATCAATGGTGAGACATTCCCATTAACGGATAGGGATCAGCTCCATTTGGCGTACGGTGTAACAACTAAGATCAATGAACGACATCAAGAAGAATTTGAAATGAATGGTCAAAAAATACCTGGTCAAATGATTCGACACATTAAGAACATCGGAACTGATTCATTAAAAGGTGCTGGAATAATTGATCTTGCAAGAAACACTCTGGAAGGCGTTCTGAGCGCTGAAAAAGTTTTGACGGATAAATATACTAAAGGCGGTTTACTTGCGTTCATGCTTAAACTAGACGCCCACATCAATCCAAATAATAGCGTCCAAACAAAAATTGTCAAAGCTATATTGGATCAACTGGAAGGAACGCAAAATGAGATTGATCATTCTGTTAAGATGATTCCTTTGGGAAAAGGATATTCCATCGAGACATTAAAAAGTCCTGTTGATGATGCAGCAATTTTGAACTATTTAGGTGTTTACAAAAAAGACTTAGGAAAATTTCTAGGAATCAATGTTGATACGTATCAATCGCTGATGAAGACAGATATTGAAAAAGCGATGATGTATCTGCACAACAAAGCAATCAAACCAATATTGAAAAACAAGAGCGAACATTACACCGCTCTTTTTTTTATGCCTAATTCTGGCTATAGAGTGGAATGGAAAATTAATATTTTGGATTTTGTTCCTTACTCAACAAAAACAAATATTGGCTACAACATCGTTCGTACTGGGATTACAAGTCCGGATAATGTGGCAGAAATGCTTGGTTTCCCTAAACAAGGAACGCCAGAAACTGAAGCTGTTTATATATCAAATGATTTGACAGAAATCGGCAAGAAGCATGCAACAGACGATTCTTTACCTACGAATAACCAAAACTTGAAGGGGGGTGATGGAAATGAAGAAGAAGGAGATTCGAACAATTGACATCACCAACCTTTCAACGCGTTCTGATGAAGAAACTCATACGAGGACCATTAGTGGATATGCTGCTGTATTCAATAGCCCAACACTATTATGGGACGATTTGAGTGAAGTAATTGCACCAGGCGCTTTTGCTAGAACGATTAGTAACTCCGATGTACGTTGCTTATTTAATCACGATTGGTCTAATGTACTAGGGCGAACCAAAAGCGGAACCCTTCGATTGTCAGAAGACGATCATGGTTTGAAATTCGAAGTCGATTTGCCAGATACAACGGTAGCAAGAGACTTGGTTAAATCTATGGAACGCGGAGACATTAATCAATGTAGTTTTGGATTTGTACCAACTGAAGAAACATGGGATTACAATTCAGAACCTATGCTTCGAACAATTAGCGAAGTGGAATTATATGAAGTTTCTATTGTTCCTTTGCCGGCTTATGAAGATACAGAGGCAGCGCTAAGGAGCCGTGATGATTTAGAAAAAAATATTGCACAAAGAAAAGAATTAATCAAAAAAATTAATCAAGCGCTAGAAGCGTAGGAGGAAACTATTATGGACAAAGAATTATTGAAAAAAATGAAGGCACGTCGCGAACAACGTTTAGCTGAATTACGCCAAAAAATTGAATCTGAGGAATTACGTGAAGCAGATTTAGAAGCCGTGAAAGAAGAAATTGACAGTGTTATTGATGAATTGAACGGAATTAAAGACGAATTAGGTGCAGATTCTGGAACTGATGAAACAGACGACAATACAGATGATCAATCGAATAGTACGGATTCAGACGAAAGCCGTTCTGGTGAAGACAACGATCAAGAAGAAGATTCAGACAGTGAAGATAGTTCAGAAAATCGTTCTGGAATGATTACTCAACAGCAACGAGATGGATTACTTGGATCAATTAAGAACGGATTGGAGGCACGTGCAAAAATGACCAAGAAACAAAAAGATCAACAACTACGAAAAGCATTTGCTAATTTTGTAGTTGGAAATATTTCTGAAGCAGAAGCTCGAGCTTTAGGGATTGAAGCTGGCAACGGTTCAGTTACTGTCCCAGAAGTAATTGCATCTGAAGTTATTACTTATGCTCAAGAAGAAAATTTACTTCGTAAATACGGAACAGTGGTGCGAACATCAGGAGATGTCAAATATCCAATTCTTGTGAAGAAAGCAGATGCGAATGTAAACAAGAAAGAGCGTTTAACTGATATTGCTGAAACAGCTATTCAGTTTGATGAAATTTTGCTTAATCCTGCCGAATTCGATGCTTTGGCAACAGTAACTAAAAAATTATTAAAAATGTCTGGTGTTCCAGTTGAAGATATTGTTGTGGAAGAATTGAAAAAAGCTTATGTGCGTAAAGAAATCAATTATATGTTCAATGGTGATGACGCTGGAAATGAAAATCCTGGTGCATTAGCCAAAAAGGCTGTAGCATTTGAAAAACCTTTAGATCTAACTGCTTCAGGTGCTGGGCAAAAATTATATGATGCATTAATCGAATTTAAAAATACACCAGTGACAGAAGTGATGAAAAAGGGACGCTTTATTATTAATCGAGCTGCTTTGACTGCCATTGAAAAAATGAAAACAGATGATGGATTTCCTTTGTTGCGGCCATTCACACAAGCAGAAGGTGGAATTGGTTACCAATTAGTTGGCTATCCTGTGGATTGGACAGATGCAGCAGATAAAAAGAGTGAACCAGACACACCAGTTTTATATTTTGGCGATTTTTCTGCATTTAAAATTCAAGAAGTTATTGGTGCCTTGGAAATTCAAAAACTTGTTGAAAAATTCTCTGGTAAAAATCAAATTGGATTCCAAATTTACAACTTGCTAGATGGTCAATTGGTTTATTCTCCATTTGAACCGGCAGTATATCGCTACGAAATTACAAGACCAGTTGGTGGTTAAGATGGAAGAGCAAACTAAAGAATTGTCTTTAGAGGAAAAATTCAAATCACATATTCATTTTGAAGAGGGCATGGATGATTCTTTGCTCTCTTTTTATTTAAATATGGCAAAAGATTATGTCAAAACAGCAACTGGTGGCCAACAAGAATATCTTATTTTGATGGTTGCCGGCATTGCCTATGAATATAGAGTTTCAGAGGATGAACTCGACAAAGCTATGAATGCCATGACGCCATTTATCGTGCAAGGAGCGATTCAAAATGCCGAAGAGACAGACTAATAATCTCAGATGGAAAGCCGAATTGCTAGACATCAAAACAGGAACAGATGGAAACGATCGTCCAACTACAGTTTACGAATTTAAGCGTCCAATATTTTATGAGGAACTCGGTGTGACTTCTCAAGAAAAATATTTATCACAACAAGCCAAGACAGACGTTGTCAGACGAATTAAAGTCAGATGGGATAAATCCATCACAGAGAAATTAAGTGCACTCAAAATTGATTCTGTGACGTATAACATTACTCGCATTTATACGAATCCCGATACAAGAGAAATGGAGCTGAGTTTAGCTTATGTCTATTAGCTTTGATAAATTGAAAACAGCTCTGAAATCAACGAAGTTACCAGTGTTCAGAGACAAAGCCAGATTAGGAACGATGTATCCATACATCGTGTACTCAAATGTGAGTAACAGTAAAAAAATGGCATCCGGTAAAGTCTATAAAAAATTAACGTATTATCAAATTTCTTTTTTCACACTTGGAACAGAACGGGATTTATCTGTTATTGAAGAAGCATTACAAAATGCTGGTATTCCATATTCAGATTTTACAGGTATACAAGGTGATGAGAACGACGATACCGTAACCAACTATTACACATATGTGAGGTGTGTGGAAAATGCCAAGTAATAAGAATGGTTTTTCTGAAATATCGGATTATTTAGGAAACCTTTCAAAAGTTGATCCGAAAAAATTATCGTTGGAATCTTTAGAAGAAGCAGCTAACTTTTATCTAAAGCAGTTGCTTCCTAATATTCCTAAGTCGCTCTTAAAAAAGAAACATATGCGCGATCAAATAAAAGTGGTTGTCGAAGATAATGCTGTCAAAGTTCAATTTGAAGGCACCGCTTTTTACTGGCGCTTTGCCGAAAATGGTACAACAAAGCAAAGAGCGCAACATTTTGCAAGTGGTACGTATGAACAAAATAAAGAAAAAATCGAAGAAATCATGACGAAAAAAATACTTGATTTATGGGAAGGATGATCTAAGTGGGAAAGCAAGATACTTTCTATTTTGAAGGATTAGACGATATATTGATTGGTATGATGGCTACTCCTGATACTGTTGGAGAAGCACCAACTTATAGCGAGATTGTTCGTTTGCCAATTGCTACAAAATTAGGAATAAAGGGAAATGGAACAGCTCTTGAAAAATGGGCATCTAGTAAAATGTTTCGGCGTGTAAGTCGAGAAACAAAACATGAGTTAGCTCTGGATCATGTAGGAATTCCAATTGCTGTTATGGACGAATTGAAAGGTTTGATTGCTGAAAGTGGTGTAACCTTTGGTAAAAATACTGCTCGTGAATTTCCTTATTTCGCATTTGGTTTTATTGGAAATATTGAAAACGGTGGAAAGAAAGCTGTTTGGTATCCCAAAACACAGTTGTCCAATGTTATTGATGAAGAATATGCTACTGCTGATGATGAAACGAAAATTGATGATGTAACTGCGAACTTCATTTCATCTGGATTGAAGTATAACAACGTAATGTATTCAAGCTTTGATTCAAATAGAGACGGAGCTTCTCTAGAATTATTTAATAAATTCATTGCTCAACCTGTATACGATGAAGAACAGTGGAAAACATTGGCTAAAGTTGGAGGTGCAGGTTAATGGCTCGGTTATCTGATTATGGAATTCACGTTGAAGACTTAAAAAATTCTGCTATTGTCACTATTCAAGGTGTAGAATTACCTATCTCATTTACTATGCAAACAATGGAATTTATAGCAGATGTATATGGTGGAGATTATTCGCAATTCGAATCTGATATGAATGCCATGCTATATAAAAAAGAAGGAAAAATTTCTTCTGCTAACTTATCACCTAGTGACTTAAAAATCATGCGTGCCTTGATTTATGCAATGTTGCGCACTGGTGGTTTAGAGGAAGATCCAGAAACTATTTTTAAATTCTTAGGAATGAGTGGAGAGGTGTTGTCTGCTTATAGTACCTGTATGGAAATTTTTGCTAGTCAGACATTTCAGGTAGAAGACCTAAAAAAATCCAAGAAGCCACAAGACTTTCAAAAAGCGCAAGCAAAAAGAAAGAAAAACAAAAAGAATCGGAAGAGATAGGAACTCCTTGGAGTTTTTATATTTACGTTGCTCTCACTCTATTGAATTGGAGTGAGAGTTTCTTTTTAAAGTCTACACCTAACTTGTGGCTCAAATCTTATTTACAGTGGTTACAACAAAACACCGATTTTGAACCACCTCAATCTGTAACTATGGATAAATCGCCTTGGTGGTAGAAAGGAGCGCTAAGATAAATGGCTGGTAAAGAATCTGATGTCGTTCTTAATTTTAAAACGAATGGCGAAGTCAGTTATTCGAAAACAATCAAAGAAATCAACAAAGAAATGAACTTAGCCGCTGCCGAGTACAAAAACCAAGTGTCTGCGATGGACAAGGATGCAACTCAAACAGAAAAATTGCGAGCGGCTAAACAAAAGTTAGAAAAACAACTGGGGTTAGCTGAACAACGATCTCAAATGTTGAGAGAAGAATATGAAAAATCTGTCAAAGAGACAGGCGAATATTCTGCTGAATCAGAAAAATTATATAAGCAATTGCTTAATTCGGAAACTGGAGAAAATAAGCTTCGTACAGCATTGGAACAGACAAACGATGCATTAAAAGAACAAGGTGATGTTTCTGTAGATACAGCGAAAAAGCTTCAAAAAATAGAAGAAACCGGGGAAAAGATAAAAGGCGTTGGTGAAAAAATGTCTGTCGGTGTGACGGCGCCGATTGTAGCAGCAGGTGCAGCTGGTTTAGCCGCATTCTCAGAAGTTGATGAAGCTATGGACACTATTATACAAAAGACAGGCGCAACAGGCGATGTTGCTGATCGTTTATCTACCTCATTTGAAAACGTTGGCTCAAATACTCACTTAGAACTACAAACAGTCGGAGAAGCGATTGGTGAAGTCAATACTCAATTTGGGTTCATGGATAAGAAACTGGAAGATTCGACAGATTACCTATTGAAATATGCTGATATCAATAATACTGATGTCTCTCAAGCAGCAATTTATGCTAGACAATCGATCGAAGCTTATGAACTATCCTACGATGATTTAAACGATGTATTAGATGTTACTACCAAAACTTCCCAGAACACAGGACAATCAGTTGATGACCTTATGAAGAAGGCGATTGATGGTGCACCTCAAATCAAACAATTAGGATTGAGTTTCGATGAAGGGGTGACCTTAATTGGTAAATTTGAGCAAGCTGGGGTTGATTCAAGCACAATGTTAAGCAAGATGTCTAAAGCTTCAGTTGTTTATGCCAAAGACAATCTATCGTTACAAGACGGATTAAAGGGAACAATCGATTCAATACTGAATGCAAAAGATGAAACAGAAGCGCTGAGAATTGCTAATGAAGTATTTGGAAAAGGGTCAGATAAAATGGTTGACGCAATCAAACGAGGAACGTTCACCTTGGATGATTTAGCAAAAGTAGCCAAAGAAAGCGGCGGTACAGTGGCTGATACATTTGCAGAAACGGAAGATCCTATTGACGCTGCTAATCGTGCGATGAATAATGCGAAGTTTGCTTTAGCAGACGTCGGCGAATCCGTCCAAATCAGCTTATTGCCTTTCTTTGAAATGGCGATCGATGCTTTGAAGAGTTTTAAAGGTTGGTGGGATTCTCTGGATCAAGGCACTAAGAACTGGATTATTACACTCGCTGGTATAGCTGCAGTAATCGGACCAGCTTTGGTTGTCATAGGAACGCTTATGAGTTCCGTTACTAAGATCACCGCCGGGGTTAAAGATCTGGCCACTGTGTGGAGTGGGCTAGGCAAATTATTCGGATTATCTGGTGGCTGGTTTGCTGTAGCTGTAATAGCTATTGGCGCATTAGTTACTGGACTAATTTGGGCCTATAATAATGTTCAATGGTTTCATGATGGGGTAAATGCTTTCTTCAAAGGCGTATCAGATGTAGCCGTTGAGATATTTAATTTTGTAGGTGGATTTATTAGTAATGTTTTTGGGGGGATTGTAGCAAATTTCAACAATTTTTTTAATGCTGGAAAACGAATTTTCAATGGATTTATCGATTTTGTAACAGGAGTATTTACTGGGAATTGGTCAAAAGCATGGCAAGGTGTTGTGGATATTTTTGGAGGTATTTTCGATGGTATTGTTGCTGTGGGAAAAGCTCCTATCAATGCCATGATTGGTTTGATTAATGGATTTATTGGTGGACTGAATAATATCAAAATACCAAAATGGGTTCCTGGTATCGGCGGCAAATCATTTTCTATATCTAAACTACCTTATTTAGCTCAAGGTGGTCATTTAATCAATGGTCAAGCGATTGTTGGGGAAGCTGGTCCAGAGTTATTGACTGCAAAGAATGGAAAAACAACAGTTACTCCATTATCTGACGAAGAAAAACGTAGAGGCATTGGCGGAAAAGTTTCTGGCGGTAATATTGAGCAGCATATCCATATTGGAAAAGTTGATGCAAATAACCCATCAGAATTAGATCGTATGAATCGTAAATTTGCTAAAGCAAACCAACAGGCTATTTATGATTTGGGAGGTGTTCCTATTTGAGTCGACAATTTATGAATCCAGATGAACCAAATTTTATTTGGAAAAATCGGAATGCAGTAATTGATATGGATTGCATCATTGAGGCAGAGCTTCCAGATATTATGCCGAACAAACGATACGAAACTTACACGATTCAGGGCCGAAGCGGAGAATTGACTGAGACGTTTGATAATTATGAACCTTTTGATTTGGAAATAGAAGGGATCACTATTCCACATTCGAAACTGAGAGAAGTCAAACGATGGCTCACTGGTAAAAGCCAATTAATCACGCATAATGATCCAGACAAGTATCTAGAGGCTATCTGCAGCATGGATAAAGAAGTCCCTTTCGAAAACGAGTGGGGTTTCTTTTATACATTCGATGTTACTTTTCGTTGTCAGCCACTCAAAAGAAAAATCGGTGAAGCGCCTAAAATTTTTCATTCTAGTGTTATGGATATTTTTGATCATGGTGACGAAATTGCACATCCCTATCTGGAAATAGAATCGAACGGAGGAGATATTACGATTGCTATCGGCGATAAAAGCCTAACAATACTTAATACGTTAGCTGCAACAATCGGGGTTGATACTCAGCTTGGAAAAGCAATACAAGAAGGTTTGAATTTATTTACGCGTGGTGATTGGCCAGTATTGCAGCCTGAATGGAATCAGGTAAAAATATCCGGAAAATTTAAAGAAGTGCGGTTTTGGAATAGGAGTGTGTATCTGTGACGCAAGAATTTATTTATGCTTATAAAAAAATGCCAGATGATTTGAGCGTGAACGGAGCGTCGTTAGTTGACTGGGAAGATTTGCCAGAAATCAATCGTGTGCTGAATGGCCAATATCGGTTTTATGGTAACTATTCAAGAAGCGGACAGTATCGCTCTTATTTAAAAAAAGGAAATTTTATAAAAGCGAAGGTACCAGATGGATCATGGCAATACTTCGAAATTTACAATATCAAAAAGAATTTGACATCCGTTTCTGTGACAGCCAGACATATTGGTTTTATGGCCAATAAAAACTTTATCGTTAAGTCATTCACGGATAACGGCAACGGTTCTCAAATCATGACCAATCTTAAAAACAGTTTGGCATTTGATCAAAAATTCAACTATCTGTCGAATGTAGGTACAACGCACCAATTTACAGCAAGACAAGTCGCACCAGTTGAAGCGATTATCGGCTCAAATAACGGTAATCAAAATTTGACTGGCGTGACTAGCGCGGAACTTGATATGGATAACTATGATTTGAAACTGGTAAAACAAATTGGAGCTGATAATGGATTTAGAATTGATTTCGGCTTAAATCTCGAAGCTATTGAGGAAGAAATAGACGAAGAATCTATTGTAAACAGTCTATTTCTGGTTGGTGGTGTTCCTGACAATGATTATGACGAAGACAAAGACCCTATCACCTATGGATTTTTAGAAATAGATGGAGTAACGGATGAAAATCGGCGCATAGGTAAAAGAGAGAATTCAGATTGTAAAACAATCGACGAACTAAAGAAATGGGGAAATACACTTTTTGAAAATGATCGTATTCATGAACCTAAAGCAACTCATACCGTTAGCATGGTCTCGCTAGAACATACTTTGGAATACGGCGAAATGTATCGGAAGCTTTCAACTCTAAGCTTTGGTGATGTTGTTCATGTAAGAGCAAAACAACTTGATATTGAAATCACTGAGCGAGTAGTTGAATACACATACTTTCCTACATTAGGAAAGTATAAGGATCTAGTATTGGGAAATGATTTAACTCTTTATACTTCTACAGTGAATTCTCAAACTCAAGAACTCAAAAAGAAAATCGATAATCGGACAGAAACATTAGTGCAAAACGTACTCAATGCAACGGCATGGATCACTGGGAATTCTGGTGGACATGTCGTTTTTCGTCCAGAGAAAGCACCATCCGAAATACTTATTATGGATACTGATAATGTGGCTAGTGCAAAGCGTGTTTGGCGATGGAATTTGAATGGTTTAGGTTATTCAGATAATGGCGTAAATGGCCCATTCGGTATTGCTATCACATCAAAAGGAGAAATTGTTGCTGACTTCATCAAAGTAGGAACAATAAATGCAGAAGTATTCGAAACTTCCTTTAATGCTTATGGTGATGTGTTAAAACTTGTAAAAGGCACGCTTCAAATTTGGAATGAAAACAAAA